CTGGATCGCTCATGTACTCAGGCTTCTTCATATCCGCTAGCATCTGTTCTTTAGATGCGTATCCACTACTTTGTACTGTTTGGCCTTTACCCATTACTAGGTTATTGCCAGAGCCTGACTCAGCAGAATACTGTGCATATAGTCCTCTAACAGCTAAGTCCCTCGTACTTTTATCAGGGGAGTTAACTGAAGTATTATAACTTTTCAATGCATCTGGAGTCAGGTTGGCCTTAGCAAACTCGGACATAGCTGCATAGTTATCTTGGCCTCCAGTAATTTCAAAGGCAGAAGCCTGAGCTTGTGCTGCTAATGCGTGTTGTCCGGCAATGTAGCTATCTACCGTAGCTCTATTGATACCTGCGCTTTCCAAGGCTTCATAAGAACTATCAGCTAGTTGATTGTTATCTGCATACTCTTTATTAAGAGATGCTAAGTCTAAGCCTGCGCTTTCTACAGCTTGTTCAGCTGTATCTGGTGTAGCCTCAGTTTGCTTAGGTGTTTGGGATTGTTTCTTTTCTAATTCATTATACGACTTAGCTAATGAGTCATAGTCTACTTTACCTGTGTCAGCGTTATAGAACTTATCTGGTACGCCTTCTGGTTTAGGTGCTACTTCTACATTATCAACAGCCATACCTTCAGCTGGTGCTTTAGCAGCATCATCTGCTAGCTTAATCATTGCTTCGTCGTGACCTTCAGGACTTGAAGCTTCATCCTTTCCTTCATATACTTCTTGGTGTAAATCTGCCATTCAATTGGCTCCCTATGTTAGTTTATCTATCTGTTCGTTTAGTGTTCTTACTTAGCTCAGTTACATCAAATTTCTTTTTCTTAGCAACTGCTTTAGCTGGTTTAGTTTGAACTTCTTCTTTTACTTCTTCTACGTCTGCTTCTTGGTAATCATCTTTCATTACATTGTTTCCTCTGGAGGTAACTCAGGCATTGCTTCACCGTCTACGCCTTGAGCTTGTTGTTGGAGTGAGGCATCGCCCATTGCTTTAACAGCGTTAGGTACCCCTGCTTTCATCATGTCAGCTTGTTGCATTTGCTGCTGTTGTTGCTGCATCTGTTGCATCTCAGCATCTAGTTCTTCTTGAGTCTTAACTAAGTCTTTAGAATCTATAGATAGAGCTGCTGCTCTACGCTTAATATATTCATCGACTTTGATATGCTTAGCTAAAGCTTCTGGTCCTAGGATTGCTAGTGATTGAGTAAACATATCTAGTTTATTCATATCATTAGTTCGGCCTAAGGCTTCTATACCTGTGATAATAATTGGCTCAACCATACCTTTAGGTAGTGCTGGTATCTTCTGCTCTGCAGTCATACGGGCCATTATCAATTTAGCAAATGGTAATTGAAACTCTGCACCTAGAACTGAGTAAATACCACCTAAGGTATCTTCTAGTTCGTTAGCTACATATCTAATCTCTTCTGCAGTTACACGTTCAGCTTGTCTAGTGACTGCTGAGTTAAGCATAAAGGCATAAGATAAACGCTCAATGATAGTCTGTGATGTTGACTGAGCTACTGAAAAGTCTCCACCCTTATCAACCTTAAAGGCTGTTACATCCTGAGCTGAACCTTCTACTACTGCTAAGTTCTGTGCCTCGGCTACAGTTCTCTTCCTTGTCGTACCGTTAGGTGATACAAAGATAAGAAGCTTAGCCGCTGCTGCACTACCTTCTACAATAGCTTTGGTTAATCCTTCAAGTGACTTAAGGTCACCAAGGTATTCTTCTACATAAGAACGTCCATATGATTCACCGTCTACTACTATCAACCTTAGCGCTAAGAAAGGGTTCTTATCTTTTGCGTAAGAAGATTTTGTGGACTGAATTATTTGACCTTCTATCTCTTGTTCTACTTCCCACTTCTTATTCTCGTTATTCCATTTGACGTGGGTATAGCAAGTAATATCACCTGACTTCTCGGGGAGTTCAATCTCAGCGAGGACCTTGTCGGGTAGTGTATCAGGCGACATTGTCTCTTTAGTGATAATATGTAATACATTTCCTACTGCATCACGATCTACTACGTATCTTCCTAGAGGGTAGACCTTTAATGTCTTCTCACCTTTAGGGAAATACATAAGTGTATTACCACCAACTATTAAATGCTTTAATGCTTCAAAGACCTTAACTCTTATCTGGCTAGAGTTAACTTCTTTAAGGCATCTAGTTTCTATTTCTACTAATGCTTCTTCTGCTTCACCCTTAGCTGCACCAAGGTCATTCAATACTTTGTTATCTACTGATAATCTAAAGAATGATTGGTTAGCTGGTAACAATGATAAGAGCAATTTACTCGCAATATTGTTCACACCCCTAGCACCTACGCCTTGATACGGTGTAGGAAAACGATACGTCCC